CTGCTTCTACTTCAGTAGGTCAAGAGTTTGTACCTGAAGTTTGGGGTCAAGCTATTCTTGATAAATTTCAACAAAAAACAATGATGCTTGGATTAGCTAATGACTTATCGTCTGAAGCTGTTGGAGCAGACAAAGTTCACCTACCACATATTGGTGTTACTCCACTTGCATCTGTTTCTGCTGGAACAGCTATTGATGCTGATGTGGATGCAAGTGGTGCTGGTGGTGGTTCAGATACAATGACAAGTACTGAAACTGTCTTAGAAATAAGCGAACACAAAGTAACATCTTTGTTCATTCCTGATGCACTTAAGGCTCAGTCATCATACAACTTATTCAATATGTACTCTGACCAATTAGCTTATGCTATTGCAAGAGGTGTTGATAACTATCTTATGTACAAAGTTGTTGATAACTTAACAACTGCTCATGGTAGCACTTCTGGTGCAACACAAGATACTGTAGATATGTTAGAGGTTGGAGATGCTTTGGCTTCTTCAAATATTGACGCTATTTTTAAAGCAGTTATACTTGAAACAGGAAGTGCAGAAGGCTGGACTATGGTTCTTAGCCCAACTCTTTATGCTTCTTTGGCTGCTCTTGATTCAGGTGCAGGATTTGTTAGAGGAAGCTCTGCACCTTTAGGTGCTGGTTTTGCACAAACTGGTGTAGCTGGAAACATTCTTGGAATGAATGTGATTGTATCACAAAGCCCATATCTTGATGTTGGTTCTGTATCAGCTGATGCTGACAAAGGCATAACAGCATGGACTGGTTTTGATACTGATGGTACAGATAACAATGACATCTTGAGAGGATTCTGTATCCACGAATCTGCTCTTTATTATGCTGCATCGCAAGCACCAAGAGTACAACAATCATATCAGCACAGATATTTATCTGACTTAGTGACTGTAGATGCAATCTATGGTTGTGCAGTTAGAAACTCAGCTGTAGCTGGTGACAGAAGAATTATTGGTTTATCTAAAAACGTATAATTCTAAATGATTTAAGGGGGTGGGCAACTACCCCCTTTATCAACTATGAAAGATTTAATAAAACAACTCAAAATACATGAAGGCTACAAGCCAAGAGTCTACAAATGCACAGCAGGAGTAGATACGATTGGAATTGGCTTTGCCATAAAAGACTTATATCTATCAGAAGAAGTCTGTGAGTTAATCCTTAAAGAAAAATTACAAATATTAGAAGATAGATTTATTGTGACCTATGATTGGTACGATGATGCACCACAAGAAGTTAAAAATACTTGCATCAATATGGCGTATCAATTAGGGTTTCGTGGGTTTAGTGCCTTTCGTAAAACAATAGCATACTTGGCAGACAAAGACTATAAATCTGCATCGGTTGAAATGCTTGATTCTAAATGGGCAAAACAAACTCCAAACAGAGCAAAAGAACTAAGTGAGATTATAAAATCTCTTTAGTTGTTTATATATACAACCATACATTAATTTATGATACAAGATAAACTGACAGGTAATAGCCTAGCTTGCCCAAACTGCTACAGTATTCAGCTAATCAGAAGTGGCTTTGAGCATGGAAAGCAGAGGTACAGGTGCAAGCGATGTGGTCATAGAAGTGTACACCCTATTACAGATATTGAGCTTTTAAAAGAAAATGTAAAGTATCGTAAAGAAAAACAAAAAGCTCAAGATTTAAACAGAGTAGAACGTAAGTCTTTTAGGGAACACGTTAGAATTGAAAACGCTGTAGAAGAATACAGCAAACAGTTAGTACAGCTTTTTGAAAAGAATAAGTTACACACGCATACTCAAAAGCATAAGGTCAAAAACAAAGCTGTTGGAGTAATACAATTTAGCGACCTTCACTTTAATGAATTAGTCGAACTCCAGAATAACAGATATGACTTTCAAGTTGCATCACAGCGATGCCAGCATTTTGTAAATAAGGCATCAGCGTACTTCAAGATGAATGATGTTAGCCAAGTTGTGGTGGCATTGACTGGTGACCTAATGAATAGTGATCGTCGCTTAGACGAATTGTTAAATCAGGCACAGAATCGAGCCAAAGCTACATTCTTATCAGTAGATATAATGCAGCAAGTTTTTTTAGACCTAAACAGAAACTTTAATTTAAGCATAGGTAGTGTGGTTGGTAACGAAGGTAGAGCCAATAAAGAGTTAGGCTGGAGTAGTAAAGTAGCTACAGATAATTATGATTATACCATAACTAATTGTTTGAAATACTTATTTAAAGACTCTGATATACATTTCATAGAGGGTGACCCATGCGAGTTAGTTGTAAATGTTGCAGGTCAGAATCTATTATTACTACATGGTCATGGTGCGATAGCAAAGGGAGAAGAAAGAGCTGTCAATCAACTCATAGGTAGATATGCCATGAAAGGTATACAGATAGACTATACAATATTTGGTCATGTTCATGCAGCAAGAGTTGGCGATACATTTGGAAGAAGTGCAAGTCTTGTAGGAGCAAATGATTACTCTGAAAAGGCTTTGAATCTCGGTGGTAGAGCAAGTCAAAATGCTTACATATTTTATAGTAATGGCAATCGAGATGGTATAAAAATAGACTTGCAAAATACAGATTGTAAAGGTTATAACATTGATAAGGCATTGGAGGCGTATAATGCAAAATCGGCTAAAAAAAGTAGTAAACAAGAAACCATCTTTAAGGTGGTCGTATAATACATCCTCGACTTTGCCTTCTCCATATTATACGATAGACAGATCTTGCACTACGCTTCCAGTTTTTCAGGAGAAAATTTATGTTAGATAGTATTAGACCATTGGTCGCAGGAGCAGGTGGAATGACAGTTACTTGGATGGAATGGCTGCCTGTCGTAGTTAGAGTGCTAGTAGGGCTAGCAACATTTATATATATATGTGTTAAGATTTATAAATTAGCCAAGAGCTAATGGATTTTTTACAGATTTTAGAACAGTATGGAATACCCATCTGTGTAGCAGTAGCATTTGGATTCTTTATCTGGAAACAAAACAAGTTCATACAAGATGAGCTTATGGAAGAACTAGATGAAAGATTCAAGAGGTTGGAAGCAATAGTGATAAAGCTAATTGACCAACAAAAAAAAATGCAGATTGAACAGAAAGGTATAGAAAAAAGCTACAAGTCTTTAGTTGATATAATATCAAGGCTTATGAGGTCAAGTAGTAAGAATCTTCGAGATAAGTTTATGAAGATACTGAAAGATGATTAATAGAAAACTTGAAATCAAACTACAGGCTTTAGAAGTAAGGATAAATGCTCAAGCCTTACATATTAGAAGATGCAAGAATGAGATAGCAAGTTTACGAGCAAAAGTACAAAGATTACAAAAGGAGAATGACAATGAAGTATCTTAAGATAGTATCACAAGTAATATGGAAAGCATTGATCACATTACTGCCAGCAGGATGGAAAAAACAACTTATAATGGCAGTCCTAGATTGGGCTGTAAAATCTACTAAGACAAAAGTAGATGATAAATTATTTAACGCAATCAAGAGCAAGCTCTAGTGAGTAAAGAAGTAAAAATACAAGGTAAGCTAGACAAACATTTAAAGCCATTACAAGTTGATGGTAAATCATTGCCTATAGAGGTAGCTGAAGATGATATTAGAATAAATCAAGAATTAGATGTCGAGGGTGATATAACTGCAAAAGGCAACCTCAATGTGCAAGGTAGCAGTATAAACTTTGAAAACAATGTAAGTTTCCTAACAGATACAGATAATATAATGTCTTGCTTAGTGGAGAATTTTCAATTTATAAATACTGATGGTGAATGCCAAGTTTTTATTTTTGGAGCAAGCAATCCTCAAATTACTTTTTTAGATTCTGTTTTAAATAGACATACTGTTGGAGTTACATCTAATGTTTTTACAATAGGTTCAGGAGTTGATTTGTCTGCACCGAAATTGCAAATAGATGGCAATGACGTTGAAATTACAGGAGATACAGAAACAAATATACTAAAACTAAGAGAGTTTGCTAATTCAGATTCTGATGAAGCAGGTCATGGACAACTTTGGGTAAAAAATGATACACCTAATAACTTATATTTTACAAATGATGCAGGTAATGATGTGCAGATAACTAATGGTGCATCTTTAGCAGGTGGAAGTTCAGGATTGAATCCTATAATAGCAAGTATGATTTTTGGGTAAGGAGAATAAATGTCAGCACCTAACTTAACAAGTATTTCAACAATAACAGCCAAATCTGCAATAATTGAGCTAACCACACTTGGTGCTACTGTATTGCAAAATGCAGCATCATCTAATAAAGTATTTAAAGTATCAAGTCTTATTATTTCTAATATAGATGGCACTAGTGCAGCAGATTTCACACTCAGAGTATCTAAAGCAGGTGGTGCAGCCTTTAATATGTTTCATACAGTAAGTGTTCCTGCTGATTCAGTTTTAGTAGCACTTGATAAAAATACAACTTTCTACTTAGAAGAAAATGACACATTCACAGGTATAGCAAGTGCAGATAGTGATTTATTAGCATTTATTGCTTATGAGGAAATAAGCTAATGTCAAGATATATTGGAGGCATAATACACCCTACAGCTT